ACTTTTTAGAACTAGCTGAACTATCAGGGAACAGTTCAAACAATGCGTCACCAGCATCACCTGTTGTTAATATATCCTCAACAAAAGCCAAGTAATCAGAGTTGCCAGCATTGTCATAAATTAATTCTGCTGATCCTTCACCAGAAATTAGACCACCAATAAAGGTCTTTGAAGTGTTACCTTGAACTGTAGTTTCTAAAGTATCCTTTGAAACTGATAATGACCAAGATCTTGTTCCAGCAATATCGGCTTCAGTACCAGCCGCATTATGAAACATGATCTTACCTACATCGCCTCTAATAGCTGCCATGACAAAAAAAAGAAAGATTTATAAATATATTAACTCTTTTCAGAGTTTTTTACATCTTTTTTAGAATTTTGTTGACTCTCCATATATCTTTTGCAATTAGGATCCCAATACTGCGGATCTCTTACACCTTTGACAGCTTCAATAGCGTCTAGCATTTCATCTGTTATAACAAGTTTTGGCATAGTTAAAGATCCTCATAAATTGTAAATGTTATTCTGATTTGAGTTTGAAACTTACCTTCTGGACTTGAGGTAAGTATCTCAGGGCCAATAGGTGCATCAAAAATAACACTTGATACTGTAATTCTATTGTATAAGTCCCTAAGTCTTTTGCAAATTGTAAAGTTAGACCCTGCCCCAAGACCTTCTTCTGTAAATACATTCAATAAAACCAAACCATCAATCTGGTTGTCAGAATCACTTGATCCTCCCTGAGTTAGATATGAGTTGTTTCCAAAGCTTGTAACACATTGAACAAAAGTATCCTCTGCTGTTGAATCAAAGGTCATGTTATTGAATACAACAGGGATAGCTGGGCTTGAAGCAAGCTCTGTGGCTAACCTAGCCTCTATTGTAGATCTAACTGTATTCAAGTCTGTTGCAGCCATTATATGCCTCCTTTAATTTTTCTATATTCACCATCAGCCCAAGTCTGAAGTTCTTTTGCAATAAGTTCTGGAAATCCAGCTTGTGTATTTTGTCTTGTGCGGTATTGATTATTCCATGAAGGTGGTAAGTTTTCACCAAAACAGACAGGCTCTGCATAAGGAAGGTTGTTTGATACTGTGCCACTAAATTTTTTTATATCTGTTTGCCATGCGTTTCTGAGTTCTCCACCTCCTTTTGGTTCGCCCTTATAAACAACTCTCACTGGTGTAGCTTTCTTTACTCTGGCTGTCCACTCCAAAGTTGTAGCAGCTACTAAAGTTTCTACAGCTTCCTCCATTACTTGTGGGATCTGCAAAATATGTATTTGTCTTGCCATGTTTACCTCAAGATAAGATCAAAACTAACTGGTGTATTATTTTGTTCATTTATAACAACTTGAATAATTTTAAATTCAACATTACTAATAACGACTCTGTCTTTTGTTGTAGGAACAAAGGTAAGATCACCAGCAGATATAGTTAGCAATTTATCCTGTGACTCAATCAAATCATTAACTTGATTTCTTGAAACATTACTTAATGCACCTTTAATAGTGGTATCAGATGTAGATTCTGTTATTGCTCCAGTAGTGGTGTTATATGACCCTGCTGTTACTTTCCTAATAGTCACATCACCACCAAGCTTCTTCAGTGAAGCACTGGCAGCTTTTTTAAGTGCATTAGCAAGACTCATAATGAATAAGCTATAACCTGACCACTTGCAAGAGTAATGCTTGTTATGACTCCACAAACTTCAGAAGATGCCTTCATTGTGATGCCGTTAATAGTTGCAGATCCATTTTCAGTAATGTTCTCAGCAACAAAAGTTGCTTCTGCGTCTGTCAGACAATGCACCTTACCAAATCTGCCTGTATGGGCAGCCGTATCGGTAATAATGATTGCTGCTGGATACTCGTAGCCGTAACCCATTTTCATGACCTCTTGATTGATAAGTTTGCTCTTCCACCTATTCTAATACCCATTAAATAGTGGTCAACAATCGGTGGAATACGATCAATGCCCACAGCCCCATAAAATCTGGGAGTTACATTTATATTACCAATACTTACAGCAGCAAAATCCTCTAAGCCGCTTAGTTCCAGTCCGTTCCTGTTGTTGTTTAGATATACAGCCAAGATTACCTGTGCGTGTTTTACCCTGTCTGGAATTTCAGTATCAGTATAATAGTCAGCAACTAATCTATTTGGAAAGCTTAATCCATACAGGTTTGTGTATGTGTCAGGCTTCCTAACTCCTGATCTTGGCCACTCCAAAGCTTGAGTATCAGCTACCCTAGCTCCTAAAAACTTCTCTCTGTCTATTCTTTGGGCTGCTGTAAACAAAGCTCTGTTTTTGTTATCGTTGCTTGAGCCGTCCCAAGCTGCATTGTCATCACTAAGGATTAAACCTTCAATGAAAGAGTTTGCATCAGCAAGAGTTATATAAGTATTTGCGTTAGCACCGCCAACAGTAGCATCAAGAGTTATCGCCATTGAGTTTTACCTTTTTGGGCTTAGATTTTGGTTTTGGCTTTTCCAGAGTTGGAGTTAATGAAGCCACCTTTTGAGCAGCTTCATTTCTCTCCCTCATACGCCTAAATGCGTACATTCCCATTAGCTTGATGCACCCTTAAGAGCAACAAAGTTAATAACGATTGCTTGGCTTAAATTGCCAGCAGATACGTTAGAAACTGTTACTGCAAAAGAACCAGCAGCAATGCTATTGGCATTAACAAGATAAGAACCAGCAGTTCCAGCAGAACCATGACAAGCTACAACAACGTCTGTTGCTGCAATCTTGCTATTAGTTACTGTGAAAGTCACCTCAACACCAGCGTCAAGCTGTGCTGCGTGCATGGTAATCTGTCCACTCTCAGTATTAAGAGTTACACCTGTTGCTTTGGAAGTAGCCTGTGTGACTGTTCCACCTGTTGTTGGGCCTACTAAAGACCCAGCAGTTACGTCAAATAGTGATGGCATGATTAATCCTGATTAGATACGTTAGTAGCTCTAACAATACCGATATTTTTTGTCTCATACACTTTCGACCATGATGCAACAGTTTCTAATACAGTTCTATTAGGGTTAACTGTTGATACAGCGTACTTTAGACCTACTGGGTGATAGATGTAGTGGAGATCCACAGCCATTGCTTCCTCAAGAGCAAGAATGTCTCTATCTGTTTGTGTTCTGATTGGTGCTTGCTCACCTGTTACAACTGCTCCTTGTGTAAAGAAGAATGTTGAATATTCAGTAGAAGAACCAGATCCAGTTGTAGGAATATCATCTGACACAATTACATTAAGTCCCATAAAGCTATTTACAGCAGTTGGGCCATCAAATGCTCTTGCTGTGCTACCAGAAGCTGCGTTTGCATCAGGCGCACCAGTGTTGTCATAAATGCGGTCTATAGCATTTCTTTCAACTAGGTCATAGAAAACCTTTGAGTGCATTGCAATAGCTGTTAACTTACCACCCTGATCGCCTAATAAAGCTTGTGCTTTAGCAACGTGTCTTGGGCTTAAAGTTGTTGGGCTGTCACCTGACTCTGAGTCTATGCAGAGATCAAATAAAGCTGAGTTACTATCGTTTGCGTTGATAGATCCAAATGCACCAGTTAAGCAAGAATATAAGTCTTTTTGCTTTTGGTTGTTTACATAAGCAGCCATCTTCTGAGCAATAGCAGCCATAGGATCTACACCGCCACCAACTGCAAGAGCCGCTAAGTCTCTTGAACTGAAAGCACGACCTCTATGAAGAACAGCAGCAATTTGGTTATCTGCTGTGATCTTTGCTGGAGTCAATGATGTTGAGTCTGTTAAAACTTCAAAATCGCCTGTTAAATTAGCTTTGTAAAAAGGTATCTTTACAAAATCTCCGCCTCTTTCTGCGGATAGATTTAATTCTGCCAAAGGTTGCACTACACCACTTTGCAAGAAGCTATCAGTTTGAGTTGTTGCTTCTATTAAGTAGGGTGTAAACACCTCAGGAATAATTAAATCCGATCTTAATGTTGCCATTAGAATTTAATTAATATGTTTACCTACGGGTGCAAACCCTAGCCAGTGCAAACCAGATAAACCTATACTAACCGCTTACAGCGTTTTTGAGCATATTATATTTATTTATATCTGTTTTAAACAACCTACTTTGTTCTGTAAGGTTAAAAGAATCAGGTGCAAAGGGGTTCTTTTCACCAGCAGTAACAAATTCTGTTTGAACCTTCGTAGTTGTAGCTCCACCGCCCTGTGGTCTTGGATTTTTTTGTACCCATTGAGGCATTTTAGACATTGCCCATTCTTTAACAGGTGTTCTGGTATAACCATCAACTACAACAACAGTTCCGTCTGCCTCTCTAGATAATTGATCCTTGCTAATGCGGCTCAAAACATATTGGGGATCGTGAACTACATCAGCAAGGGCTGTCACTGCTGGAGCTTCAACCTCTAGCTGTCTTTGTTTTGCTTCCAGTTCTTGTATTCTTTTATTCTTTGCTTCCTCTGCGTCACGATATTGTTGAGCTTGTTTTGCAATAGCTTCGTCATATTTACCTTTTGCCTCAAGTTCTTCCTGTTCTTTTTTCTGTTTAAAAGCTATTAAGGCATTTACATCAACATCTGGTGGTACAGCTTTTGCAGTTTCTTGGGCTTTGACATATTGATCCATTAACTTTTTATTGTTTGCCTCAAGCTTTTTAACGCTTTCCCTCAAAGCTTCTACTTCTGTTGTATCAACAGGTGGATTTGGTTTGATTGGTTCGTCAGCCATAAATAAAAAATTTACAATTATTCACAATATTAGCTCCACTTTGTCTTGTCTGCCCAAAAAGCTGCTGACATTTTACCTTTGGCAATATTTTTAGCGTGTCTAGCCTTAAAACTCTTGCGTTTTGCCTTATCTGCCATGCTTTCGCCTTTTCTTGGTGGCTTTGTATCTGCGCCCTGCGCTCCAAATCTAATTAATTTTACTTTATCCCCTTCTTTTGCAAGAACAACATGAGACTTTGTTGGGTGTGATGGGGTTCTTTTTGGTTTGTTAAAACCAGCTAATCCAAACCTTTTCAGTCTAGGATCACTCATTTGCCCTTCCTCTTCATTGCCATATTGTGTGCCTCAGTAAATGAAACTCCTTCTCTCATTTTACGTTTCATGTAGTCCATGTGAGCCTTTGTGTGACCATGAGCCTTTTGGTGCTTTGCAAGTGTGTTCTTTTGTCTGGTTGTAAGCTTCATCTTTTTTTGTTGTACCTTGAATAGATTGCTGCATCTGCTGTTCTTGCTTTATCACCTCTCATATAGCTGTTTACTCTGCCCATAGCCCACGCTGCCATAGGAACATTTCTTGAACCACTAGACAAATAAGCTCCCTGCCCTTTTCTATAAACAGCCGCAAGCTCTCCATAAAAAAACTTTGTGCCATCAGCTTTTTTCTTAAGACTGTTCTTAACGCTTTCGCTTAGTGGTTTTCTTCTTTTTGCCTGTGACATTTTGTTTGGTGCGTGATTTTGAAACAGCTTTTATATCAATATACTCTCCTTTTCTATAAGCTTCGGCAGTTCGCTTTATCTCAGCCGC